CCTGATCCTGACCAACTGGCGTGACGGTGCCCAGGGCGTGCCGGTCGCGCCGGTGGTGGCGCTGGAGGAGGTTCGCGTCGTCGATGCGGCGGGCCATGCGCGCACGGTTCCCAACGTCACGCTGCGCGTCGATGCGCACCGGCCCGTGCTGTTGGGGTCGGTTTCGGTGCCGGAGGGCGGTCAGGTCGAGGTGGACTTCACCGCCGGTTACGGCCCCGACCCGGCGGATGTGCCGCCCGATCTGCGCCATGCGGTGAAGCTGTTGGCGGCGAGCTATTACGAGAACCGCTCCGGCGGGCAGGACCATTGGCCGTTCGGCGTGCTGGCATTGCTGGACGCCCATCGCCCGGTGCGGCTGTGAGCGGGTCGGCCCCGGTGCTGGACCGGGAAATGGTGCTGGAGGCCCGCGCGATGACGCCCGACGGCGGCGGCGGGTTGATGGAGGGGTGGCAGGCGCTTGGCACGCTGTGGGCCGCGATTGAGCGTCCCTCGGCCCGGCTGGTACGTGAGGGGGCGCTGGAAGTGTCCACCATCAAGGTGCGGATCATTCTGCGCGCCGCGCCCGAAGGACGGTCCCGCAGGCCAATTGCAGGCCAGCGGTTGCGCATGGGGGACCGGGTGTTCCGCATTCTGGGCGTCGCGGAATACGACCGCGCGGCGCATTACCTGCAACTTTGGGCAGAGGAAGGTGGCGCATGAGCTACGCATTTTCATGGCCGCTGCAACAGGGCCTGTACTGGGCGTTGAGTGCCGCGCCCGAGATCACCGATCTGGCCGAAGTGCTGGATGCGACCGCGGTTCCGACGTCGAACGAGTATGTCTCGATCGGGGAGGAACAGGTTCGGGAACGCGGGCCGGATCTGACCCAGCATGACATCGTGATCGAGGTGCATTCGGCGGCGCAGGGTTTTTCCCGCGCGAAGCTGGTGGCGGCGGAGGTGGGGCGCATTCTGCTGCACACGCCGCCGGCGGTGACCGGTGCCACGGTGACGGATCTGCGGTTCCTCAAGGCGCGGGCGCGCCGGTCGCGCGGCACCGAACGGCGGCTGATTACCCTGACGTTCCGGGTTCTTCTGGACGCGAACTGATCCTTTCAAGAAACTGTTTTATAAGGAATTTTCAATATGGCCACTCAGATGGGCAGAGATCTGCTGATCAAGATCGACATGACGGGATCGGGCGGATTCGAGACGGTGGCGGGGCTGCGGGCCAGCCGCATCTCGTTCAACGCGGAAACCGTCGATACCACCACGCTGGACAGCACGGGCGGCTGGCGCGAATTGCTGGGCGGCGCTGGCGTCCGCTCCGCCGCGCTGTCGGGCTCCGGCGTGTTTCGCGATGCGGACACGGATGCGCGGGCGCGGCAGATGTTCTTTGACGGAGAGGTCCCGGACTTTCAGGTCGTCATCCCCGATTTCGGCATCATCGAAGGGCCGTTCCAGCTGACCGCGATCGAGTATTCGGGGGAGTATGACGGTGAGGCGGTCTATGAGATGTCGATGGCCAGCGCCGGGGCGCTGAGCTTCGTCGCGCTATGAGCGCAGGCGGCAAGAAACGCGGTTCGGGCAAGGCGCGCCCGAACCCGCATCGGGGGGAGGTGGCGCTGACCCTCGACGGCAAGGTGCATGTGCTGCGGCTGAGCCTGGGTGCCTTGGCACGGCTGGAGGCACGCCTGGGCGCGGACAGCCTGACAGATCTGGTCGCCCGGTTCGAGAGCGGCACCTTTCGCGCCGCCGATCTGGTCGCCTTGCTGGAGGCGGGCGGCGCACCGGCGGGCAAGCTGGCCACCGCCACGGTCGAGGGTGGGCCGCTGGAGGCCGCAAGGGTCGCCGCGCGTCTGCTGCGGCTGACCTTTGCCGGTGTGCAACCCGAATGATCGACTGGACCGCGTTGCTGCGGCTGGGCCTTCACGGGTTGCGGCTGACCCCGGACCAGTTCTGGGCGCTGACCCCTGCCGAGCTGGCGCTGATGGCGGGGCTGGATCCGCAGGCCGCACCTGCGATGGCACGCGACCGGCTGGCGGAGCTGAGCGCATTATACCCTGATGAAAGGCGATCCGAATGAGTGAAATCAACGAAGTGCAGGAGCTGTTCGCGGAGGTGGACGCCTCCATCGCCTCAACCGAGGCGGTGGTGGAGACGTTCCGCCGTGAACTCGATTCCACCGGGCGGTCGCTGGAAAGCGCCTCGGCCGGGGTGGCGGGGCTGGACCGGGCGATGGGCAAGGGTCTGCGCGGAGCGTTCGATGCGCTGATCTTTGACGGGGCCCGAGCCTCGGACGCGCTGCGGCAGTTGGGGGAGAGCATCTCGTCCTCGATCCTGGATCAGGCGCTGAAGCCGGTACAGAACGCGGTCGGATCATCGCTGAGCGGTCTGGTGCAAAGGGGCCTTNGCGCGATGATGCCGTTCGCGGAGGGCGGGGTCATGTCGGGCGGGCGGCCCACGGCCTTTGCCAAGGGGGGGGTGGTCAGCGGGGCCACGACCTTTCCCATGCGCGGCGGCATGGGCCTGATGGGGGAGGCCGGACCCGAGGCGATCATGCCCCTGACCCGTGGTGCCGACGGCGCGTTGGGCGTCAAGGCGGCGGGGGGCGGCGGTTCGGTGAACGTGACGATGAATATCTCCACCCCCGATGTCGAAGGATTCCGCCGCTCACGCACGCAGGTTGCGGCGGAGATATCGCGCGCCCTGTCACGCGGCAAGCGCAATATGTGAGGTCGCGCCCCGCGCGTCGAAAGCGTGCCGTAGGGCGCGTGCCCCCCCAGAATTGAATATTGAATGGAGTGAGCCCATGAGCTTTCACGAGGTACGGTTTCCGGTCAGCGTCAGTTTCGGATCGACCGGCGGCCCTGAGCGGCGCACGGAGATCGTGACGCTGGCCAGCGGGCATGAGGAGCGCAACAGCCCCTGGGCCCATTCGCGCCGCCGCTACGATGCGGGGCTGGGGATGCGGTCGCGCGATGATCTGGAGGTCGTGATCGGCTTTTTCGAGGCGCGGGCCGGGCGGCTGCACGGGTTTCGCTGGCGCGACTGGTCGGATTGGCGCACCGCCCCCTCGGACCGGGCCATCGAGCCGTTCGACGAAGAGATCGGCGTGGGTGACGGTGTCAGCGCGGCCTTTCAGCTAAGCAAGACCTATCTGTCGGGGCCGACATCCTATGTGCGACCCATCGAGAAGCCGGTGGAGGGAACGCTGCGTCTGGGCGTGGGGGGCGTGCAGGTCTTTGACGGGTTCGCACTGGATACCGCGACGGGCATCGTCAGCTTCGACACACCACCGCAGGACGGGGCCGTCATTACCGCCGGGTTCGAGTTCGACGTTCCGGTCCGCTTCGACACGGATGTGATCGAGGTGTCCATGGGCGGTTTCGAGGCGGGGGAAATCCCCTCCGTTCCTATCGTGGAGGTGCGGGTCTGATGCGCGATATTCCTCAGGAAATGCAGGCACGGCTGGACAGCGGTGCCACGACGATGTGCCGGTGCTGGCTGGTCACGCGCAAGGATGGCGTGGCGCTGGGCTTTACCGATCACGACCGGGCCTTGTTGGTGGATGGCGTCCGCTACGCGGCGGATAGCGGCCTGAGCGCGGGTGCGCTGGATCAGGCAACGGGTCTGAGCGCGGATAATGGCGAGGTTCTGGGCGCGTTGAGCGCGGATGCCATCCGCGAGGTGGATATCGCGGCGGGGTTGTATGACGGCGCCGAGGTGCGGCAGTGGTTGGTGGATTGGCAGAGGCCGGATCTGCGGATCGCGCTGTTCACCGGCCGGATCGGAGAGATCAGGCGCGGGCAGGGCGCGTTCGAGGCGGAGCTGCGCTCGCTGGTCGATGACCTGAACCGCCCTGTCGGTCGCGCGCTGAACCACGATTGCGACGCAACGTTGGGCGATCCGCGCTGCGGTGTCGATGTGACGGACCCTGCGTGGAGCACCAATGGCACCGTCAATGCGATCGAGGGCGACGGTGCGTTGATCGTGGATGGGCTGGCCGGCTACGCGCCCGACTGGTTTGCGGGGGGTGTGGTGACCTGGATCAGCGGCGCGAATGCCGGTGCCAAGTCTGCGATACGGCACGACACCACGCGCAACGGCGTGCGTCTGCTGGGCTTGCGAACCGGAACGGCCTTTGCGGTGGCGGCGGGCGATACGTTCAGTGTGCTGGCCGGTTGCGACCGGCGGGCGGAGACGTGTCGCGCGAAGTTCGACAACTTCCTCAACTATCGCGGCTTCCCCCACATTCCGGGGGAGGACTGGATGACATCCTATCCAAATCAGGGGGAGGTGCATGATGGCGGATCGTTGCGCAAGGGCTGAGCAGGTCGTGGCCGAGGCGCGGGCCTGGCTGGGCACGCCCTATCAGCATCAGGCCAGTGTGCGGGGGGCCGGGGCGGATTGCCTCGGCCTGATCCGTGGCATCTGGCGTGAGATCATCGGGGGCGAGCCCGAGGAACTGCCCGGCTACACCCCCGACTGGTCCGAGGTCGATCGGGTCGAGCGTCTGCACGAAGGTGCGGCGCGGCATCTGATCCGGGTGGAGCCGCCCTATCAATCCGGCGACGTGCTGCTGTTTCGCATGAAGGGGCAGGCGGTGGCCAAACACTTGGCGATCCTTAGCGATGCCGCACCCGGCGCGCAGCGGATCATCCATGCCTATTCGGGGCATGGGGTCGTCGAAAGCCCGCTGGGCCCCGCATGGGCACGGCGGATCGTGGCGGGGTTCCGCTTTCCGGCAGGGAGAATTTGAATGGCGACGCTATTATTGGCTGCCGCAGGCTCCGCCATTGGTGGGGCTGTGGGCGGCACGGTCATGGGATTGACCGGCGCGGCGATCGGGCAGGCGGTGGGGGCGACCATCGGCTCGATGATCGATCAGCGGATCATGGGGGCCGGTGCCTCCACCGTCGAAACGGGGCGGCTGGACACCTGGCGCGTGCAGGGTGCGCAGGAGGGCACGGCGCTGCCCTATATCGCGGGCCGGATGCGGCTGCCCGGTCAGATGATCTGGTCCAGCCGGTTTCTGGAAACGGTCAGCAAATCCTCCGGCGGGGGTGGCAAGGGGTCCAAGCCCAAGGTCACCCAAAACTCGTACAGCTATTCCGTCAGCTTCGCGCTGGCCCTGTGCGAGGGGCGCGCAACGCGCATCGGGCGCATCTGGGCGGATGGNAAGCTGGTGGACCAGTCCGAGGTCGAAGTGCGCTTCCATGACGGATCGGACACGCAGATGCCCGATCCGGTCATCGCCGCCGTTGAGGGNGTGGANGNAGCGCCTGCCTATCGCGGCACGGCCTATGTCGTCTTCGAGGGGTTGGAGCTGGCGAANTANGGCAACCGNATCCCGCAGATCAACGTCGANGTTTATCGNCAGCCGGAAAGCGACGCGCCGACCCTGCGCGACAGGGTGCAGGCGGTCGCGCTGATCCCCGGNACCGGCGAATACGCNCTCGCGACGGAGCCGGTAAGCCTGGTTCACGGGCCCGGCATCTATGAGACGATCAACGTCAACAACGATACAGGCGCTGCTGACATCACGCTGTCGCTGGATCATTTGCAGGGGCAACTGCCGAATGTCGCCTCGACATTGCTGGTGGCCAGCTGGTTCGGGAGCGATCTGCGCGCCGGGCAGTGCGAAATCATGCCCGGGGTGGAGCAGGTGCTGTCCGAAGGCGACAGGATGGCGTGGCAGGTCAGCGGGCTGAACCGCGCCGAGGGCCACCAGATCAGCAAGACCGGGGATCGTGTCAATTACGGTGGCACGCCTGCCGATGCCGCAATCATCGAGGCAATCGGCACGCTGCGCGACCGGGGGGTGGAGGTGACCTTTTACCCCTTCATCCTGATGGATATTCCGCAGGGCAACGGCTTGCCCGATCCGGCGGGGGCCGCGGAACAGGGGGCGTTTCCCTGGCGTGGCCGTATCGCGGTCGAGGCGAACGGAACCGCGGCGGCCGAGGATGAGATCGCGGCGTTCTTCGGTCCTGCGACGGCGCAGGACTTCACAATTGTCGGCGACACGGTGCGCTATGCGGGCAGCGATTTCGGCTTCGCCCGGATGATCCTGCACTACGCGCATCTGTGCAAGGCAGCGGGCGGGGTGGCCGCGTTCTGCGTCGGGTCCGAGATGCGGGATCTGCTGCGCACCCGTGATGACACGGGCGC